AGCATGCTCACAATCAGGTGCTCGTGAGGGTCAGCGTCGCGGTCACTCGCAGCACATCGCCGCTGTCCACCGCCTTCGCCGTGCCAAACTTCGAGGCGGACAGCAGGACGCCAGTCGTGCCGCCCTTGGTGGCGACGGACGACAGGAAGCAGCCGTAGATCGTCTTCGTCGCATTCATCGTGAACTCGGCCTTGCTTGCGCTGTTCGAAGTGGACCCACCGCTCGGGGAGGACTCGACGAACGCAGGACGAGACGCCTCGGTGTAGGCGCTGCTCTCAGTGGCCGAGGCGGGGAACGTCGCCATGGTGTCGCCAGCAACCGGGGTGTAGTTGCCTTCGAAGATGCCGACGTACCATGTGTTGTTCTGCGAGCCAGCGCCGACCACCACCGACAGGATGTGGTTCAGCCCCTGCGTCGGCATGATGTTGGTGGCATCCCACTCGTCCACCAGCCGGCCGTTGCGGTACTGCTCGAAGTGGTAGGTGAATCCAGCGCGTACGACTTCCATCTCTTAACTCCTGCGGATGACTTCCGCGTCAACGAAGTCGCCGGCAACCGCCGCCGACTGGGTGCCGTCCAACAAGGACGCGATGATGAACTGCTCGCCGTCCTGCTCTTTGTACAGAACGGCCCCCTCGGTCGATTCTTCGAGGACGAGCTGCTTGTCGAGCCTCGGCTCCAAGCTGCCGTCTCCGGGCGATAGCGTCATGCCGTCCTCCGTCACCCAGCAGCGGGCGATGCCATTGGGCAGCTTGGTCAACGTGCCTCGGACGCCTCGCCGCTCAAGCACAGGCACCAGACTGAAAGTCTCGGGCCCGGTGCCAGACATCAGGTAGTGCTGGTCCGACGCGACATGGATGCCTGCGCTCCCGGCGCGGGAGACGATCGTGATGGCCTCCGGGAACAGGAAGAAGTTGCCCGGTGAGCGCTGACCGTAGTCGTACGGCTCGGAGTACCAGAGCTGGTTGCCGACAGCGGCGTACAACCGACCGTTGAACTCTTCGAGCGCGGTGCCTGCGGGCATCGGGTACAGGAACTGCCGGGAGAGCTGCCGACCAAGCGTGGCAGAGCGGGCAATGTCGATTGACGTCGTACCGACAGCGAATGTGCCGTAGTGGTAGAGGGTGTCGCCGTTCGCCTGGGTCACGTACAGGGCGATGTGCGTGACGCCCGAAAAAGCGGGCTGCGGGATTGCCGCAGCCCGAATGCCGCCGCCACTGGTAACGTCCACAGCAACTGCGGTCGTTGTCCCACCTTCCTCGCCATCCGCCGCTAGGTACGTGATGGCGACCTGATACCGCCCAGCGTCCAGCCCGCCGGCCCCGATCGCAGTCAACCGAGGCTGAGCGGCGGCGTGCTCGATGCCCCACGGACGGACGGCGCCGTTGACGTAGCGGCCTGTGACGACGCCATTCGAGAAGTACACGCCCAGAGGCGTTGAGAGGTACGCCATGCGGTTCGTAGGCGACAGACCACCCTGGAGTACGGTCTCGTTCAAGGACGCGTCCAGCGCCACGAGAGAGCCGTTCTTGACGGCCAGGGCGACCCCGTCCTCAGCCCACAGGCTGTGGAAGCTGCCCGCCGTCCGCAGGGTGTAGCCGTCCCGGCGCCGCAGGGTGCCCGCGGCGGTAAGCTCGACGTCCACCGCGTTGCGCAGGGCGTCGTCGGGCACCAGCCTGTCAGGCAGCTTGTTGTTGACACCCCGGGGCCACGGGCCCGCCAGACCCTCCCGCTTAGATCCAGGCACTTCGGGTGGTCCAGGAGCGGTCGCGCCCGCGCGTCAGCTCGTTCTTGACCGCCACGCACGCCTGCTCGAACCGGAGGTGGAACGCCTCCGCCAGCGCGTCGTTCTGCACGTCGGAGTCGTGCTTGCTGTAGGCAAGGGACTTCATCTCGTGGAGCAGGATGCGCTGGTGGCGCGTATCAGCCACCTCAAGCTCCGTAGACGCCGGAGTGACGGTCTCCAAGGGGTAGCGGTAGACCATCATCTCCAGCGTGTCTGCGGCCTCAGGAATGGGCACAAGGCGACCCTTGTCGCGCTCGACGTCCATCAGCATGGCGCGGGGGGTGCCGGTAGAGGTCTCCCAGTAGGCGTTCCCACGGGTGCTGCCGTAGTCGCTGCCCCAGAACAGGTCCTGAGCCTTGTAGAGCGAGGCAAGGTGGAGGTCGCGGGTCTGGCTCGTCAGCTTGGCTCGACGCACCTGAATGACCAGAGGGCTGATGTCGACGAACTTCTCCCCCGCCGTCACCGCCGCTTGGCAGACGTCAGGCGTCGAGGCGTCCGCGAAGTAGTAGGTCAGTCGAGCGAACTCGCGCTGCGAGATGTCGAGGTAGTGATAGACGTCGTCCTCGGACCACAGGTAGGGCGTGACGAGGTCGTCGATCTCCCGACGAAACAGAGCTACGAGTTCGCCCGGGGTCACTGGTCTGCCTCGGCCCGAATGTCAGCCAGGACTTCTTCCCACGTCTCGTTCCGCTCTTTCACATCCACCTCGAAGCCAAGCACCCGGGTCAGGGTCTTGGCGTTCGGCAGACCGGAGGCGGTAAAGTCGTCCCGGTGATTCCGCTCGCGCATCTGGCGCATGATGTCCTTGATCTTCGAACGACGGTCATCACCACGCGGGATCGGCGGAAGGTCGCGCTGCTCCATCGCCTTCGGAGAGTACTTGGACTCCTCGGCGTCGGAGACGAACTCAGCGCCGATGCTCAGCGCGTACGACACGAGGTTGGGCGGAACAAACGCCGGGGTGCCTTTCTCAAAAGCAACCGAGTTGCCCTCCAGACTGATGTACCGGTGCTTCCGGTTCAGAATCATTTGCGGCATGGCTGTACTTCCTTGTTATGAGGTCAGGGGGCCGAAGCCCCCTGACGTTTGCGCTTAGATGTTGCCGTTGACCGGCTGCACCTCATGCGCTCGGCCCGTTTCCGAGATGACGTAGGTCACCCGGAGAACACCGACGCCGGCAGAAGTCGCACCGCTCGTGGTGATCACGATGTCGATCGAATCCGCGGTCGGGTACTTGTAGCCGGTGATGAGCGCCTCGGGCGAAGCACCCGTGCCCTGAAGGAAGCCAGCGGCCGTCTTCAGGTTGAAGTTGCCGGCCGCGTAGTAGCGGTCGTCGTCGACGCCATCACCGATCTTGGTGATCACGGCCGAAGTGGCCGAGTTCCATTCCGTCTTGACGAGGAACTCGACGTTGGTCACCACGGCGCCCGGGGGCACCTCGATGGCCTTCGCCACAACGCCCGAAGTGATGTCGTCCCAGTTGATGGTGACTTCCGCGACCAGCGGGTACTGGCGCGCAGACTGCATGGTGATTGCCATTTCGCGTTCCTCCTATCAGACCGCAGTGTCGACAGCGATGACGCCGAAGTCTTCGTTCGTGCCGGTCACGGCGGAACGGAAAACGGGCTTCTTCATACCGACAATCTTGCCGAGCGAGATACCCGGCTGGTTGTCGTAGTCGAAATACTTCTCGACCCACTCGCCGTCGCCGATGTCAGCCATGCCGAGCGCCTGCGAACCGCAGAGGAGCATGCGCTGACCGGCAACGCTGCCACCGCCCCAGGTGTTGGAGTGGTAGACGTGACGGTAGGTGTGGATCGCCAAGCCATCGACGTAGATGACGTCCGCGCCCTTGAAGAGCGGGTTGTTCGGGCCGCGCTCGCGCGCGTCCTTCCAAGCGTTGATGAAGTTGGTGTCCCTCTTCAGCGCGGCGACGCCCTTCGGAGTCATGAAGAGGTTGTACAGCTCCATCCCCATCTCGCCGCGGATCGGCTTGATGTAGTTGTCCTGCGCATACGCCTTCAGCTCGATGAGCATTTCCCAGGTCGGGGTGTCCGCCGCCGCCAGCGACGAGTTCGCGCTGTTGGTGGTGAAGTCCTTATTGCCGCCATCCCACACAAGGTAGCGATTCGTCGACGGCGTGGTGACGTCAGCGGCGAATTCGAGGTACGGGAGGTCGGAACCGGTACGGGTCGTGTCGTCGTTCTTCTTCGTGTACGCAACGCCCGACAGGGTCAGGAACGCCATCTGGTCGAGGCGGTCAGCCAGCCAGTACGCCAGGACGTTCTTGGAGCTTTCACGGAAGTTGACGACCGACTTCTGGTCCGCCATGCGACCTTCGCCACGGTTCGCGTGACGGAGCTGGTCGATCTGGATGACCTGATCGTAGGACTTCAGGGCCTCTTCGTTGCCCTCCAGCGTACGGTCACCCGCGACGCCGTCGCCCTCAAGGTCAGCGACGAGCGTGATAACCGCTCGCGCACCTTTCTCGGTCTTCTTGAGTTCGGTGATCCGCTGGATCATCGCGTCCGGGCCATCACCGAGGAAGCGGTTAAGGAACATCTGGTTCCGCGCCGCCATCCAAACGTCCTTCGCCCAGACAGTCTTCTGCTCGTCGGTCAGAGCAGCAAAATTGGTCAACGCCATTGTGGCACTCTCCTAGTGTTGAAACGCCTTCCTTTCAACGCCGGGCTTTCGTGCCGACAACCGAGTCGCGACTCTGATACGGGTTCCGATACCGCCCCGGCCGTGTCGCCGCCGGGAGTCGTAAGTTACCGCCTATTTAGCACAAAAAAGAGCCGGGGTATACCCGGCTCAAGACAGCAGTGGGCTGTGGGGAGGTAGACGAAGTGCTTAGATGAAGTCTCCGCGCATCTTGCGGCGGACGGAATCAGGCAGCGCTTCGAAGTCTTTCTCCGAAAGCTTCGACACGCTCGGCAAGTCGTCAGTCATGCCAGCAGCGTCTGACGGCATGCCTGCATTCGCCACGTTCGGCGGAATCCGCCGCGCAGCGTCGATGTTTTTGCTCCGGTCTGTCTTGCGCGGGCCCGCCACCGGAGTCTCGGCCGCAGGCGCCATTCTGGACGACGCGCCAAGGACGTACTGGGCAGCGCGCTGCATCGAGTCGTAGCGGCTGTACCCACGCGCCTCAAGCGCGGTGCGGACATCAAGGATCTCGCTGACAATGTCCTCGTCGTAGTCCTCGTTCTCAGGAACCAGGAACGAGAACTGCTCTTCGAGCTGGTCGATGAGGTCGTCGACACGGATGTTGTCGATGGCCTGCTGGGTCAGCAGGTCCGGGTCAACCTGCGTCGCGGCGGGCGCCTGGGCTCGGAGAGACTGGATCTGAAGCTCATGCTTCCGGTCCATCAACTCGACGACCTTCTCCATGTCGCCGTCCTTGCGAGCCGCCGCAATCTGCGCGTTGACGTCGCTCAACTGAGCGTCGAAGTCAGGCTCCCTTCGCGCCGACTCGCGCTGCTGCTCGTACGTGCGAAGCTTGGCTTCAAGCTCCGCGGCACGCTTCATGGCCTCCTTGGCCTGCGCAGCCTTGAAGTCGTAGCGGCTCTTCGGGATGAGCACCGGGGGCGGCGCATCGTCCTCACCAGCGTCCTCGTCCGACGACGCTGCGGACTCAGGCAGTGCCTCTTCGACCTCAGCCTTGGTGAACCGACCCTTGTCGTCTCGCTGTACATCGTCGCCGCGATCGACGACCTGTTCGTTCTGCAGCTCTTCAGCAGTTTCTGGCGGCATGG